GCCCTCGATAGCCTGTTCAAACTCTTCCAAGCGACTTTTCCAGTGATGACTGATCACACTGATCATTTGCGGAGCCACATTCATGCCACGTATGACCATGATGGGTTTGAAGTCTGCTGACATCTTGGCGCCTGCTATCATAAACTCATCAAACATGGCTTCCAGTTCGGCACTGCACTCGGATACTTTTTCTCTCAGTCGATCCTGAATATTGGGTCTGGCGGGCTCATCATCAGACACCTCGGCTTCGGCCAGCATTTCTTGTTTGATGGCCACAAGTTCTGCAATTAGATTGTCCAGTTGTATTTGCTCATGGTCGCTCAACTGCAGGCCCATCATGCTCATACGACATAGCCAACCTGTTGTGAGACGCATCTGACTGTCTGGCAAGGTGCGAATTTGTCGTGCTTGTTTGACTTTGTCATGCAAGTCCAAGTAAGCCACCACAAAGTCCTTGGCTTCTTTTTTGCCATAAAAGTAGTTGTACCAACCAAACGCTGTGCTCAATGCACTGATACGACCCTCTGTGGGCTGGTTGCGCCAGGCAGGTTCCAGTCCAACATATTTGGTGTCAGGGCTACGTGGGTTAAGTGGCTTGAGTGCGGCAGTGGCTTTCATGTGTTCTCCAAAACATGCTGTAATTATAACAGATCAGGCTTTTTTGGTCAAGTGAACAAGAGTAATACTAAAATAGCATTTATTTCGTAAAAACTTGTTCATAAATATGCCATGATCAAACCAACTCTAATGATACATCGTGTGTCTGATGATTTATTCCAATATCCATTGGAGAAGTTTTTACTGACATTTGATGATGGTCACGATGATCACCACACAACATTTTCAAAGTTTTCCACACTAGCAACACAAAAAATTTATTTTATAACTTGTAAATGGGTAGGCCAATCTGGGTTTCTAACAGTAGACCAAATAAAGTATCTTGATTCATTTGACGATGTGACCATTGGAGCCCATAGTTTTGCACATCAACGTCTTGCTGGTCTACCTTTTGAAAAAATAATTGAGATTATAGATGAGGATACTGCAAAAACCTGCGAGTGGTTCCAAAAAACACTGGGTTTTGTTCCCACAACATTTGCCTACCCATACAATGATTGTGTTCATGGGATCTACACCAAAATTTTACAAAAATATGGATTCACTGAGTTTTATGGACGTGAAAGAATAGACTGTGCTTGGTTGTCAACCAACCCAGAATTGGTAGATTCAACAAACCCAGAATTGATAGTAAGACTAGAAAGACTTTGACTACATAAGCGTGGTCACTTGCAATAAATACTACTATGCCAAGACTTTCCATGTACAGGCCCAACAGGTCGGCCGACTATCAATATTTTGATCGCACCATTGCAGAAATGTATCAGGTGGGGGGCGTGGATGCATATCTACACAAGTACCTAGGGCCACTTACCAACGACAATACCGGCAACAATGATGCCACCTTGCCCAAGTACAGCACATCCAATCCGCTATTCATTGAAGACTTGCTGTTGCTGGAAAATCGTGATCGGGCCTATGATCCTGACGTGTATGTCATGCGTGGTGTGTATCAAACACAAGACATTGACTTTGATCTCACCCAGTTTGGCCTGTTCCTCAACAACGACACCCTGTTTATCACGTTCCACTACAACCGCATGATCGACACAATTGGTCGCAAACTCATGAGCGGCGATGTACTAGAACTACCCAATCTGCGTGACTACAACCCACTGAATGAAACCATACCTCGAGCCTTGCCCAAGTTCTATGTGATTCAAGATGCGGCATTTGCGTCGGAAGGTTTCAGTCAAACCTGGTTGCCGCATTTGTGGCGAGTAAAATGCACGCCCATGGTCAATGCCCAAGAATACAATCAAATCACCAAAGAACCCTTTGAACCCATCAACATCTGGGACAACGGAAATTTTTATCCTGGAGGTGTCACTGTGCTCAACGGAGACTCGTATTATGTCAGCAAAGGAAATGTACCGCCGGGTACTGCCATCACTGACACTGCCTATTGGCAAGAAAAATCCAACCCTGCTTCCCTGGCAGACCGGATGAGTACCAGGCCCAAAGACTTGGAAATCAATGATGCTATCTTGGTACAGGCCGAAGCAGAAATACCCAAGTCAGGCTTTGACGTTGTGAAGTTTTATATTGTGGCTACCAATCCTGATGGCACTCCGGCTAACCCTGAGTCAGCCACATACACCGCAGACTACGTCATAAGTGATGCATCAAGAACAGTGGCCAACGATGGCAATACTCCCAGAGCCGATGGCTATACAGCAGGTTATCTCACTGGCGATGGCAAGGCGCCCAATGGCTTGCCTGTCACAGCAGGCGTGAACTACCCGGTAAATCCCATTGCTGGTCAATATGCACTACGCCTGGACTACTTTCCCAACAGATTATTTCGCTACAATGGCCGATCATGGGTCAAGATCGAAAGCGATGTTCGTACCACACTCACACCCGGAGCCGCCAACAATACTTTACGGTCAAGTTTTGTTAACAATACATACACTACGCCAACCTCAGACCTGGGCAACATTCCAAGTCGTCAAAGTTTGAGTCAGGCTCTTGTTCCAGATGCTGCCAATGGAGATGCAGGTGGCAACAAGACTGCCAATCCGTATCCGCCAACACAACCCTACCAACCATCAAGTTAACCCATGAGTCAAATGTTTTTTTTCGACGAACAAATACGCAGATATCTGCTACAGTTCACACGCATGATCAGCCTGTTCCAGGTGGAGTATGGGCGCAACGAGCAAGGCACATCGGATCTCATACGAGTGCCTGTGCGCTATGGTGATGCCAGCCGTCAGGCACAGACCATTATTCAACAGAACTCGGCCAATAGTTTACCGTCCACGCCACTCATGACTTTTTACATCACAGGCATGGACTATGATCGGCCAAGAATGCAGGATCCATATCATGTGAACAAGATGCAGGTTCGCCAACGCACTTACAATACTAATACTCAAGACTACGAAACCACGCAAGGCAATGCATTTACCATTGAGCGGCTGATGCCTGTGCCGTATCGCATGACCATCAATCTGGACATTTGGACCTCAAATACCAACCAAAAAATGCAGTTGTTCGAGCAGATCAGCACCTTGTTCAATCCCAGCCTGGAAATTCAAAGTAGTGAAAACTACATTGACTGGACCAGTTTGAGTGTGGTAGATTTAGAAAAGGTCAACTGGAGTTCGCGTACTATTCCGGTGAACACTGAAAATCCCATAGACATCATGACCTTGACATTTGGTATTCCTATCTGGATCAGTTCACCTGCCAAGGTCAAGAAACTGGGCGTGGTCGAGCGTGTGATTGCTTCAATATTTGATGCCAATGGCGATGCAGCCAATGCCATCCTGGACAACGACCTATTGCTGGGCACTCGACTCAAGGTCACTCCCTGGAACTATCAAGTGGCCTTGCTGGATGGGCAACTGCAGATTCTACAACCAGCCGAAGTGTTACTGCCCGATCGGTCAAGCCTGAATCCATTCACTTTCCCTGTGGTAGAGAATCCTCAAATCACGTGGCCCGCAGTGATTGGAGCATACGGTGTATTGCGTCCAGGAATCAGTTATATCACCTTGGATGATCCCTGGAATCCTGATGCCAGCATTGTGGGCACCATAACTGTGAATCCTGCTGACGATCGATTGATAATCTACAACATTGATCCTGACACTCAACCACAAGACAGTCTGGTACACGTGGACTCTGTGGTCAATCCCTTGCTGAGTGGGCCTGGCGCAGGGTTGCCTGCTCCTGTACTGGGACGACGTTATTTGATCACTGAACCCACAGGCAGTACTGAAAATTCTCAAAATCCTATTGACTGGCTGGGCACCGGTGGCCAACCTTTGCTGGCCAATGCCAATGACATCATTGAGTTCAATGGTGTGAGATGGGAAGTGGCATTTGACAGTGAACGCATGACCGAAACACAGTATGTGACCAATCTTACCACTGGCATACAGTACAAGTGGAACGGTGCGGCCTGGGTCAAGAGCATTGATGGCCTGTATGCTGGAGGCTCGTGGAATCTGATATTGTAAAAGCCGTGGGAGTTTGGTTCTATTGTGCAAGAACACAACGATATCTCTATCTCTTGAGAAATGATACCAAGTATCCCGATACCTGGGGCTTGGCCGGAGGCAAGGTAGAGGCTGGTGAAAACTTACTAGTAGCAGTAGAACGCGAGTGTACGGAAGAACTGGGTAGTGTGCCCGACTATGAACGACTCATACCCATAGAGAAATTCACATCACCAGATGGTGTGTTTGAATATCATACTTTTTGGTGCCGAGTAGACTATGAGTTTGTGCCAGATCTAAATCACGAACACACAGGATATGCCTGGATTGAATCAGGGCGTTGGCCAAGACCTTTGCATCCTGGACTTTGGAACACTGTTAATTTAGATGCTGTGCAACAAAAGATTCAGCAGGTGGAACAGACTTTATAGTCTGCCAACCACAATCTCAATCATACCCGATACACCGTCAAAGTTTTCCAGTGCTTTACCGATCACTGTGCCCATGGCGGGTGTGGCACTGGCCTGTGCATGACCGTTACCGGCACTGACCATCATGTCGCCCTTGCGTACAGTGCCTACAACTGATGTTGGCACACGACCTTGAAGAGCCACTGCCACTTTGTGTTTGCTGTTAAGCACACTGTTCATCAAGTGAGCAGGGTTGGTAGAAACTACGCCAGCCACTTTAGCACTGCTATCAACAGAACTTAATGTAACTTCGTAAGTGCCACCAAAGTCTAAAACAGTACCCGGTGAGTATTCAGCATCTGCGGCATAAAGTTCAGCCAAGTCGGCGTATTGTGCTGTGGTTGCTTTGCCAAACACCGTGTTAAAATACACAGTTGCACTGCCAATATTACCAACACCGTTGGCATTGTTGTTGACAATGTTACCACCACTGATGTTACCAGTTGACACAGTCAAACTTGAGCCTGTAATAGCCGCGCCTGTAATAGCACCTGTGGCACTGATCAATCCACCTGTCAAGAAATTGCCACTGGTCACGTTGCCACTGGTCGATATAACATTTGACCCCAATGTGGCCAAGTTAGAATTAGAATATCCTGCTGGTAAACCAGTCAATTGACTTCCGTTACCAATAAACACATTGCCAGTAACGTTACCAGTTGCTGATATTATACCAGCAGTTAAAATATTACCACCTGTAACGTTGGCTGTTACTGCCAATGAAGTCAATGTACCAACTGAAGTGATGTTTGCTTGTGCGTTACCTGATACTGTGGCTGCGTAACTTGTTGTTGGAATGCTCAAGGTGCCTGTGACGTTGGCGCCAGGTATACTAGTCAATCCAGCACCTGACCCGTTAAATTGTGATCCAGTTACAGTGCTAGTTGAACTTATCAATCCACCTGTTAAAAGGTTCCCGCCGGTGATGTTGCCTGTTGTGCTCACTGGGTTTGAGCCCAGCGCGGCCAAATTGGCCACCACGTTGGCATTGCCATATGTTGCTGCCAATCCAGTTAATTGTGAACCATTACCGATGAAGAAACTGCCGGCATTCACTGTGATATTGCCACTGTTGGCAATTCCGCTACTGCTTAAATCTAAAAAATCACCAGACGGAAGTTCTTGGACGCTATTTCCACTTGTTGTGTTGACGATTAACGGAAAACGATTGGCCATTTTATATTCCTGTTATGTATTTATGCATTAATTGCTATGGAGATATTTCCAGTCCGGCCAACCACAGTCAATATACCGCTTATAATTGGCACATAAT